TCTTAGCGTCAATCGGTTCGGTCGTAGCCGGAGAAACTTTTTCTTTCACGAACTGGACGGGTTCTTTCCCTTCCAACTCATCAAGACTAAATCCTAATTCAGCCGCAAGGAATTTATTGACTTCCAAGTTGCTGACCTCTTCACGATAAACTTCATAATCGGCAGCCGCATTATCAACATCTGTGCCGCTTAAAGTAGCTTGAGCCATTATTTTCCCTCTTGTTTTTTGAGATTTTCAAGTTCTATCAATTGCATAATTTCTCTTTTTTGCGTTTCAAAATCACCTTGTGAAATATTCCCAGCTGCTTTTTTTGCTAATAACTTTTTTGTGCCTTCTTTCAGAGCATCCATTGTTACCTGATCCCGGTTGCCAACAACAATCACACTCGGAATTTGGGCCTCTCCAGACCTCCGCTTATAGCGGTGAGTGCGAATCAACTCCGTATTGAGCTTGTTTAATTTCTCTCGGAATAACTCAACATCCTCCATTGTATTGATTCCAGCTTCGTTTTTAATCTCATTGATTCGACGACGGGCTTCCTGTCGGGCTTTCACCTGACGTGGCCCCTGATCTTTGTCAAGAATAGTAAAAAGTGTGTTTACCTTCAATCCGGTATTGAGGTCCTTCAAAGTATCACTCGCCGCATCGTCAACCGCCTTTTCAAGAGAAGTCCTGGTCTCATCGAGTATTGCCCTGTTTTCTGTCCTGAGAAGAGCCGCGCTTTTTTTACTCAATAATCCAGCGGCAAAGCCCTCATTAATTTCAGCCAGAAAATCCACACCAAGATCTATTTGTTGATCAATAGTATTGTAAAAATCTGGGTCATCTTCAATTCGCTCAGGATCGGTGATAGCTTTTTGTTGGGCTATGGCATCATCCTTTGTGATCAGGTCGGACTCTAATTGCTGACGGATCGTGTCCAAAGTCAGTGGAGCTTCATTCGGGTTCGGTTCATCAATCTTCCGCCAGTTATCAAACCCTGTTAGCCTCTGGGACTTTTTGGTGTCTTCAACATCCTGCTTTTCCTCTTTGTCCGCTATGGTATTAATGGATTTTATTTCAGAAGCTATGTCCTCAAATAATTTCTTCCGACCCTCCTCAGAAATTGTGTCTACCACATTGAGCGATTTAAAGGTTTCTTCCACCGACCCATCTTTAAGGTTTCGCTTAAAAGTTGTGGTATCAACTTTAAAACCACCGCGTTTTAATTGAAGGTATGCCTTGTCTGGATCCTCTTGCTCCCGGAACCATGCCTTGATTGCGGAGGATTGAGAGAGATCCCTGAAATTCTGCAACTGGGCCGTAATATCTTCTTTTTTATGAAGATCAAATGGAACTCCAAAATCATCTATGCCCTGGGAAAAAAGACGGGTTGCTAATTCACGCTCAAGAGATTGAACCTCCGCCTCACTGGCATTTCTTAAATCCATATCATTGGAGTAAACTCCAGCAGAAGCTTCACTCAATATCGCAAAATCTCTTGAAGCAAGTCGGGCCTCGGTTGCTTCATTCTGAGCCTGGATTTCCAGTGTGGCCGCTTTATTGGCTTTGGCCCTTTTCAGATTTAAATAGTTATCGATCCTCGCTCTTATAAGAGGCTGCAGGGCAGGCGGGGCCCTATCAACAATGCCGTCTCTGTAGGCAGTGCCCTTCTTAACGATGGCCTGAGCATTGCGCGGAGACTCTGACTCCATAACATCTATCTGGGTTTTGTAATCAACCGAGATAGTATCCAGATAAGATTTAAGAGATTTTTCCTTCGTTCTTTCGGCTCTGATTTTTTCAGCCTTTTCATTTCTAACGATAGCTTCAAAGCCAGCAAGGAAACTCTGGATACCAGCCCCTCCTGAAGACGGAGGACTAAAACCAGAAGAGCGGAGACTTCCAATTACCTCATCCCTGAAACCTAAATTTTTAATTCTATCGGTCATGAATTATCCTATAAAAATAATGATGCTGCAGAGCTAACAGCGCCCACAATGAGGTCAGACTTCGCCCTTGACCTTGTGCGTCTTGCGAAATCCTCAGCTTGTCTAGCCTCTCTTTTCAAGCCACCAGCTACCAGCGCAGCATTAGCTTTAGAAAGAGCGGCAGAGAAATCAGCCTGACTTGCCACAACTTGCTGTACCACTGCTGCGGAACCTTGCAGACGTACACCACTGGCAAAGGCAGCTACAATGTTTGCGGCCTGTACATCATTCAAGCGTTCCAAAGCATTGGCAGCATTCAGCTCGCCTTTGATCCCAGCCGACTTTGCATCAAAATCTAAAAGTTGAGCCTGATTGAATGCGCTTTTTGCCCTGGATAGACCATCAAGCCCTTGAAAAATTTTAGATGTCCCAGCTAGAAACAAGTTTGTAGTTCTGCCTCCAGACAGGATAAGAGCCCCGTTCTCCTTAGTAATAAAATCAGAGGCCTTACGCTCAAAGGCACTGGTTTCACTCGGCCCTTGTGAACTCCCTGACCGTGGAAAATTCATTGTAGGTGTTCCACGCTGGAACATATTTGAAAGGTTATTTGACATTATCCAGTGCTCAAATCGTAAGACAGACCAAGAACTGCCATAGCAAATGGTTCCTTTTGTGTTATTTTTATCTGGCCAAACTCATCCCAACCAAGAAGCCCCCTTAACTCCTTCTGCCCTGATTGTTCTGGAATAGGGACATCTAATACTTCAGGAAGGTTGCGAAAAGGAACCAGGATGTTTTGCAAATAAAATCCTTGAGTATCAATAAAACGGACTGTACAGGAAACAACCCGTTTCTTTTTCCCCATTTTTGAACCTTCAGGTAAAAGCACATCCGCTGGCAAGGTTTCGACCAAAACATTGGTTCCTGCCTCTTCCCCTTCTATATCGGGGAATGGCATACCAAGTTGATAGGAGTTCTGGGCTTCTTCTGGCAATGTTATGGAACCAGAAATGACTGTCTCGTTTTCAAACAAAATATTGTCAACAATAACGCCTACTGATTCTCCTTCAAGATGCTCTAGTCCAGTTACTACTGCCACCGGAGCAACGAGGTTGGTTGCGATAACACCAGCGTCAAATTTTAAATCCCCATTAAAGAACTCAATGTGATCCACCAACTGTCCATCGATAGTCCTCTCCACATGGAAATAAGTAGTCTGATCCAGGACAGCGACATGATGAAAAGCGCCTTGTGTTGTTTGCAGGGACCATGCATTGATCAATTCAGATCGCAAAAGACTAAAAGCTGCAAGGGAGCCGTCTTCCTTATTCACTATCCAGATATAATTACCATCTTCTGTGCTGAGTGATTTTTTAAATGCGGCATCTCTGGGCTGTCTAATCAAATGGCTGGAAAACAGGGAAACAATATTGGCAGAATAAGCCTTTTCACCATCTTCAAAAACAAACTGGCGCATCGATTCCCCGCCACGTTGAATAAAATAAACAACGCCATCCACTTCAAAGACAGGAATGCCTGACACCGATCCCACTGAAGTTGTACGTCTCAAAGCCGCTGTGGTAGGAGTCATAGGCTCGGACTCAGAGATCGGAATATAAAACTCTGCACTGTCCGCATATAATTGTAAATGCCTGCCAGGATAAATATTCTGGAATGTGGAAACACTTCCTGCATCTGAGGTTATTGAGATCCCCAAATCATCGGCAACCCCACCATTATTAAAATCATTGATATCACCTGCCCTTGATGCCCAGAAGGTATTGGGCCTTTCCCTAGATCCTGCTACACACAGACGTCCTTGGAAAAATGTTCCGCAACGAGGATACCCTCGAGTAAAAGACCATTCTGGTTCCTCTAAAAGCCATTCAACTCCATTGACCTCAATTGGGCCACCGCCTGCAATCAATGGCAAAACCAAATTCTCTGCGTCAACTATCTTTGTGCCGGTAAATTCAGTAATTCTATAAAAAGAGGAGTTATCCTCACCAACAGTATTGGAAGAGCCAAATACTCTTATGTAATTACCTACATCACCCGCAGTAAAAGCATCTATCGTAGAGGTGATCGTAACAATCGCACCCACATTATCCGGTTTTGTAATCGAAATCTCTGCAGTTTGTAGTTTCCCAAAGGCAAAAGAGGGTGGGTTAGTTATCAAAAAAGTGTTCCAGGTCCAAAATGTTTCAGTTATTCTGGTGAGCTGAAAAATAGGATGATTTTTGTGAAAAATCAACATCACATCCAGACTTTGAGTCCAGGTGATTTCCTCCAACTCAGTATTACTGTAAGGATGCAGCCCCTGTGCAACCAATTGGTTTATACCGGAACCCGTATCTTCTTTTCGGAATATGTAAAAACGAGAAATCGTAAAAACGATCAAGTAATTCTGGTCTATTGCAAATGTGAAATCCACGGGGAAATCTATATCTTGTGTCTCAGAATCAAAGGTAAAAGTTGCACCTGAACCCGTTCCTCCAGTATGCCCTGCTGGAGAAGTTGGAACCACGGTATAATCTCCAGAATCTATCAGAATAACGGTAGTTATTATTCCAGCAATAACCTTTTCTACTCTCAATTTAGCCGAGGTTCCTACTCCTCCGGTGAGAACCAGATTATCACCAACAACATAAAAACTCCCCGCGTTATCTATACCTATGTTGACAATGCCAATAGGTTTCACCTGGCCTTCTGGTGGAATAACGGTCATAAACTCAAGACCATCGCGCCGTCTGAATCCCCCTTGCGGGAAGGCAAGAACATTCCGCATTTTGGCCGCACCATTAACAGACAACTCCAGATCGGAGCGCATTGTAATAAGCGGATCTACCTCACCATTAGTGAAATTGGTTTTGATTGGGCGCAGTCGGGGCATTACAAACCTCCATGCCGCACTGCAGTCAAAGGATAGTTCTTGATAGCCTGGGAGGGGTGACCCTGAGAGTCTATCCGTGCAGCTTCCCTAAAATAGCCTCCCTTGCCTCTTTCCTGAGGAACTCCCCATGCACGGATTTGGGCTGCCTCCGCTGTATTTTGCTGATCTGTGACGGGGAGGGCTATTTCAGCCATCATCGCGTAAATGGTGAGGTTGGTAATATGAACAGGGAAAATATCAGCGACCTTGTCGATCTGGTAATCAATCAGAACCTGCTCTGCTGATGTTAAAAGTTTGTTCTCAAAAATATCAAAATCAGTAAACGTGCTAGATCGACCCTGATTAAAAGGAGAGTTCCAGACTGTCCGAGGAAGATTATTGAGCATATCCGTAGGAAGCTCATAAACATATTTATATTGAGTGGGAGGCGCACTTAGAGTGCGGTTTAATTGTTCGGATTTAATGGTGTTGAACCTCCATGGATAGGAGGTAAGAATACGCAGTTTTAATTCAGGAAAAACTTCGGCACAAAGCGGCCCTGTGCTTCCTTCCGAGAAGGAAGATATAGCTGCATCTCCCAGTCTCAGAAGGGCTTTAGAACAAATCCCGACATCAGAAGGCATGGACTACCCCGTTTTAACTAATGATTCATTATCTTGTTCATTCTTCTCTTCATTAGCTGCAATGATGGCCTTTGTCCGTCTGGGTTTTGGTTTCATGATTTCAAGGTACGGGTCTCTGGCACGCAAGATTTCATCCCTCATAATCACGTTTCCGACATTAGTTTTAACGATAAGCTCAACAATAGCGTCATTACATACAACCTTTACAAAAGAGTTTTGACGCATAATCATTTTTTTAGCATTAAAATAACCAGGTTTAAGAATATCACTCAGAAAATCATCAGGATTGAAATAAGAAAATATTCTGGGAGAAAGCGGCCCAGCATTAACATGAACAGGAGAAAATCCTTTATTATCAAAAGACATAAATACCCTTTCGTTAAAAAACATTCACCACCATCGATGATGGCGATAAATCTATGGGGAATTAAACTACTGCCTGGATATCCACTGTCCGAATTGTTATCGCGGCACCATTACTCCCATCATTATTAACAAATATGATAGTAAACCCGGGAGTTCCCTCCGAGTCGTGAGTAACCATAATCCAATCATGCAACTTGAGCACCCCCAACATATTCAGCTTTGGGTTGATTGAAGTTATCGGAAAATATCCAGACGCTTTAATCGTTGCCAGAGGATCGGTTGACACATAGGCGAATACCTGCGGGACTCCCCCAGCTCTCCCTTGTCCTCCTACGGGACTAAAATCAGTTCTAATAAAAGCCATATCATAACTCCTTGTTTAAATTTAAGGTTCTCTATATTTAGGACTCGTCAACAATTACAGAAGCTATACCAAGAGGATCTATTACAACTGACCCAGCAGAGAAAAGTCCATTAGACAACCAAGATGTTTTCTCGGCAACCCAATCAACCGTTGTTCTGAAATCGATTCCTACTGCAAGACCTACTGATCCTCGCGTGCCACCATGAAAGGCGAAACAAAGACGATCATTTCCTGCTAGAGCCAATCCACCTTCAACGCGAGCCTCTATCATATGAAACGTGAATCCAAAATATTCATTGAATCTTCCATTTTCCAGCACTCTCATAGCATTAAAATCTGCACTAGTAGCTGTCGTATCAAGGAATATCTGCTTTTTAGCTCTTGGACTCCATACAATATTCCTCTCGGATTCAGGAACACCCTGGTCATCAAAGAATTCACCAATATCGGTTAATTTAGCTACTGTCATTACAGAAGTTGGAGAAGTCCCAGCAATTCCACCTACAGTAACTGCAGAAGAAAGAGCATCCAGAATAAGTTGATCCTGTCTACGACCGATCGCCATAGCAATAGTAGTAGCCAATTCTGCTCGCTCTGAATAGTTGACTTTTTGTTGATTGAAAATATCCGTATATTCAGGAGCGTTCCAATCTTCAATAGTAGCGACAACATTATCCTGCTGAATGTTCATGGGGATAACATCGGTCTGTGGCAATCTTGGTGTGGCTAGACCTTTACCGAATGTTGGAAACTGATGAGTAGCACCAACAACTCCGGTTTTTACCCTGACAGCTCCACGCAAAATACTAGTTTTTTGGTATGCCTGTTTGACTTCCGCGTCAAACTGGGCGATTTCATTATTTGTTAGTGATAGGGCCATTTTACAGCCTCCAATTAAGTGTTTTTAGGTAACTACTTAATCGATTGCCAAATGGAATAAAGAGGGGCTCAATGCATTATACGAGGCATTGAGCTTGCCGGAGAATCATTAGGGTCGATAAAAAAATATGAACTTATTCCCACAGAGATTGCTAATAATAAAGGTCTCTGCTTAGTATTAAAACATTAAAATACAATAAAAAAAAATATAATGCAAATATTATTACACTAATAATATTTTTAAGGTTCTATTATCTCCGTATTCATTCCATTAATTGTAAGTTGTTGCCCATCAGATAGTAAAACATCTGAATCTAAATCGAAGTATAAATAAACCTTGCGTGAACTTTGTGGGGTCTGATTATCGGTCAAGACCGCAAACCTCGCAGCAACCCCATCTGATGGCAATACTCCACCATCTGCCAAAAATATAAATTCTTTTAATCCGACAATCCCCTTATCTCCAGAATCGTCTTCTTCTAGAAGTGGAAAACCTGCACTGGTTCTCGCTACTGGCTGCCCTCCCAACTCATAACCATTCCCTGGCGCGATTTCAGTTAGATCAGACAGGATATTCGTAGTAGCTGTTGGTGCTGGACTATTGGTAACAAGAGCAAGAAAGAAGCTAGTAGGGCCAGCATCACCCCTGTAAAAAACATCCAACATTTCAGCTTTACATTTGTTCGTGATTCCAGCCACAACTAATTCTCCAGTTTAAAATATTATACAATAAAAAATTGTTTTACGGGGTAATGGGCATACTAAAAGCAACAGTTAAATCATATTGATAAACATTAGCACCCGCAACTATTCCACCAACAGTAAACATCTTCAATCCATCATTACTAAAGAATAAATCTCTCGCAGGGCTCGCTTGGGCAGAAACATTCTTAAAATTATTTGAGTAAACCATAGGTTGAGATAAATCAAATGCACTATCTAGCGTGTATTCAAAGACAGTACTAGAGCCACCGGTGGGAGTTCCAACAACAAACATCTTAAGGCCATCAGAGCTGAAACGTACCCCTTCTGGGCTAATATCATCGTCATTAAGCTCTTCATCACTAAAATCCTTAAAGTTACCTAAATAATTTACAGGTTGAGATAAATCAAATGCACTATCTAGCGTGTATTCAAAGACAGAATTATCAGTACTTACAGAAACAAACATCTTAAGGCCATCAGGACTGAAACATACCCCTGTTTGACCACCACTCTGAGAAGAAACATCTTTAAAGTTACTGAAGTAATTTACAGGTGGAGTTAAATCAAATGCACTACCTAGCGTGTATTCACTAACCCGATTTGGAGAACGTCCAACAACAAACATCTTAATGCCATCAGAGCTTAAAGATAAACCCTTCGGATCAGATTGCTCGCTAGCAACTTCCTTTGACCTACTGGAATAGGTAACAGGCTCACCTAAATCATAGGCGCTATCTAATATGTATTCATGGACAAAGGCGTTAAAGGTCCCAACAACAAACATCTTCAATCCATTATTACTGAATACTACACCTAACGGGAATCCTTGCTCGTCCCCAACAAACGTTGAATTACCTGAATAAGTAACTTCGGGAACAATTGATAGTACTGATGGTGGTGTAATCCATTTTGCTATCAGATAATCCTCTACCGCAATACGTTCTGCTTCAGTAAGTTCAACATTGTATACTATGACCTCCGCAATATCACCTTTCCATGTTTTGCTTTTAATACTTTGTGAAATTACAGGGAGAAAAAGATTACCCACGGGAGCCACGACACTTATCATAAAAGGGGTTTCCAATTCGATATCAATACTCAATACCCCATTAATACGCATTTCACCATCTGGATGAGTGAAATCATCTGAATTCGTACCACCATTCCCCCTGAAAAAAGGAGGCACATTATTACTTTGCGTTTGTATATTTTCATTATTTCCAACAGTGTCTGCAAAAAGACTTGTGAAAGTGGGATATCCAGGTTCTAATCTAGCCACGATAAATACCATTTTAATAGTCGTAGCGGATGACGCAGCAAGAAAAGTATCTATCCCGTCAAACGTTAAAACATTTATCCCATTTATCGTGTTTACACCAGTTAAAGGTTGTCTGCCAGAATCCCCTTGTGTGCAATTATTGTTATTACCACTTTTATCAGCCCATTGCGACACAAACCCAGATGCATCTTTAGTGATGGTGGGTGAATCAGCTGCATCCAGCCAGAGAATCCTAGCCGTAACAGGTTCAATAATATCAACTACTGGGGTTACTGTGTCCCCAATTGCCTGTACTGCAGTAGGTGAAACAGTTAGCCCCTCTTTGACAAGCCACTTATCAGACAAATAATTAAATATTTGATCGCTCTCTGAGCCAGTTATA